GAGCAGGAGTTAATGTAAATGTGCTACCTGTAGAATAGCCAGTAACTTGCGGAGTTAAATCAACTATCTTCCACATTGGTGAATCTGGTTTTACATCACTGATATTTGTATAACCACTATTATTTATAACTTGAATTATTGCATAGATTTTGTTAGCAGTATAACCAGTACAACTACTGATATTATTACTTAAAAATTTAAAATCATCAGGATTAGAAAAACTCATACTTATTTCCTGAACATTAATATTATCAGCACTCAATTGTAATGATTTAATATAATTACAGTGAATTGCCTGACTGTTTCCTGATGTCGGTACAAAAACATATGTTGTAAATATTGTATATCCGCTTGCCATAATTTATTTTATTTTAAATACATCCCCCACTATTAGAAGTAATCATATAATTTGGAAGTGTCCATGATCTATTTGATTTATAAGACATTGCAAATAATAATTCTTGATCTTCAATTATAAATATCTTTAAATCAGTAAATACTTTACCAACAATATTTCCATCTGGGTCTGCTAAATCATAATATTCTAAATTAAGCGATGTTGCTCCTGTTGTTGCACCACTTATATGTTTTGGATTACCTTTTGCTACTAAAGTCAATCCCAATTTTTTTGTACTGGACTTATGCCACATTATTGTCGGAATATCCAATCTTGGTGTTCTTAAATAAAAACCTTCTGCATATACATTCGCTGGCGAATCATTTGTATAATGAATCACTCCTAATTTTTTATATAAAGGTGCTTGATTTTGAATATATGAAACAAATCCACCATATGCAACATCCTTAAATTGAGCAAATGTTCTGCCAGATGCTTGAACTCCTGCAATTTCTTCAGTAAATATAATTGACATATTCCAAAATGGAAATATTACTGTTGGACACTGACTATTTTGTAAAAAAGTTAATACACTTTCATCAAGATAATCTGTTGAATAAGTATTAAATATTGTACTTCCACTAAAATTAATATAATTATAAAAAATTAAAGCACCTGCCTTACCAGTAGCACTCATACCACTAAAATTAGGTAGATTTCTATCAACTGTAACAATTGAAGTGTTATCTGCTAATGTACCGAATATACTTTGTATTTGATAAATTAAAAATGGTGTTGGGGTTGATTTAGTTGTTGTATAACCAGTTGTAGGAGCATTTATTGTCCATTTAATTAAAATCAAATCACCAACTGCTGGTTCAGCACCACTTGTGCCATATGCTGGTGCTTTACGTAATTGCAATGACGTACCACCAGTAATTCCACTCATATATATCATAACATCTGGTTGCTTAACATGATTCCCATCAACAATAAATGTAAATGAACTACCAGTAAGATCGGTAAAAAATCCAATTGAATCTACTGTATTTGTAACCAAATATGTTGAAGCAGGTATACTTGATATTGCATTATATGAGTTACCAGTACCACCTGATAAATTTTTTGTAATAAAAGATATGATGTTGGGATTAGTATCTACAGGTCTTAAAATATTGGCATTAAATGGATTTAGTCCTGTTGCCTTATTAAAGGCATAATCCATTTCACTATCACCGATAACAAAATATTTAAATGACAAATTACCAGTAGATAATAATTCTCTACCTTTTGAGGTTATTTTAATGTTTATAACTACAGGGTCTTTTTTTTCGATAAATGCCATTTCTAATAATTTAAATATAAATACTAATAATATAAATTTTTATATCACAAGACAATCACAACCGCTTGGATTAACTGTAATATTTGGACTACTACTTACTGATGATATACTTAAGCAACTACAAGTACCAGATAAACCATTTGATGACACATGATTAACATAACAATATTTTTGATTTTGACATATTGTAACACTTATAGTACCCTGATGTAAACATCTGTTTGGTGGACCTGATGATGGAGAATTTGTTATAAATGCCGAACACACAATATTCCATGTTACTCCATTATTTGTGCTACAATAGATACTTGTTAAGTTTGAACCAGAACCAACTCCAAATACAACATGACATATATTAAGATTTGCAATAATACATTGATTAGCACTTAATGCAGGACTTGGATTTATTGTACCGTTACTATCTTGCCCCGGACCTACACCTCCATGTGATGTTCTTACAATTGGAAGATTAATATTTGGTAATGGTAATGTTGTAAATGTTACTTGATTTCCATAAGAAGTTCCAACACTACTTGTTGCATATGCTCTTACAAAATATGTTGTATTTGGAGTTAATCCAGTTATTGAACTTGTAAATGTTGCTCCAGTACTACCATTAATAATTCTGGTATTTCCTGTTGTTGGATTTGGTGCTAATCCATATACTATACCACGTACTGTTAATGCAGGAAGACCAACAAATGTAACATTACCACCACCAGTTGCACCAATCATAGTAATTCCTGAAATTGCTCTTGTTGTTATTGTTGCTGCAGACATAGGTATTATTAATGTAGGTGCTAATAGAATGTTACCATAGTATGATGTTCCTGAAACAACCATATATGCACAATATTGATATGTTGTACCGCCAGTTATGCTTGAAGTTAATCCAATAATATTATGTGTAAAATTATTTACAGTAAGCGGTCCGCTCAGAGGTAATGAAGGTGATAATAACCATGATGTGCTTCCACTTACTCTATATTGCATTGCATAATAATCAATTGCTGCGTAATCAACAATATTAATACCACCAGTAGTATTAATTGAATTTATTGTAGTAGTGCCTGTTTTTGTTTCAATAGATGGCACAATAACAACTGCAGGTGTAGCAAAACTAATTTCATTGCCATAACCAATACCTGCAGTATTCATTGCATATGCTCTTATATAATAAGTTGTACTTGGAGTTAATCCAGTTAATAAGCTCACAAATATTCCATTTCCAGTACCATTCATAGTTTTACTGTTTCCAGTTGTTGGAGTTGGTGATGTACTCCATACAACTCCACGTGTTGTTACTGCAGCACCACCATCAGAGGTGACATTTCCACCACCAGTTACACCAGTTTGTATAATATTAGTTAATGCAGTAGTAATAACTGTTGGCACTGTTGCTGTTGGTACTATTGCAGATTGTGCAATTAAAAAAGTACTACCATCATCTCCCAGATAAGTAAGTAATACATTATAAGGAAGCGATACTGGTGTTGTACCAGAATAATAATAATTTTCTCTTATGTCTAATATTGTAGAACCACTTAAAGGTATGTTAACTCCTCTTTTATACGTGAATTTTTGTTTTGTAAATATTGTATTTCTAACTAAAAGTCCACTTTTTTTCAATATGATTGTTGCGGGTAATAATTCATCAACGAATCTTTGAAAGAATGAATTATATTTACTTAAAAACGAATATAAATTTTCAAAAGTATAACCATTTGAATGTAATGGGTCATTTAGTGGAAGATTAGCACGTTTTAAATATTGAATATAAACATTTAATAATGTTGGATACCACCCACCTTTAAAATCTGTAATTGTTTTTCGATTTCTTGCATTTATTAATTTTCTTTGAATTAATTCAATAAATTCAAGAAATGACAATTTACTTATATCACCAACACCAAAAACATCACTTACAATAGGATTAAAGAATGAACTGACTGCAACAAGATAATATACACTTATAATTGTACCATATTTAATACCTTTTGGTAAGAAAACTTCATATTGATTTTGTACGTTAATGTTATAATCTATATATGGTTCTAATGCAATACCATCTATCAATACTTTAATATCTGATGCTGTATTTGCTTTATAGTTAAGTTTATAAACATATTTATTTGCTGAAACATTATAATATATTTTACCACTATTAAAACTATCAACTCTTACTACTTCACTTCTTGCATTAATTTGATTACTTCCAGTTACCTGAACATATGCTACTTGTATTGTGGGAGTGACAGCCAAAAATGAAATCACAGAAGGATTTTGAATAATAATGTTATGAGTACCACCTGTTGAATTGGCAGGGTCAAGAATATAATCGGCAGTAAATTGTGGAGTACCTTTTGTAAGTGCAATACCATTTACAGTTACTTGCACATCTCCACGTGGGTAACTTGGTAACGGTATTACAGTTCCACCCATTTTTGCATCAACTCTTGTTACAATATACTGAACACTAATTCCAGTAACTGGATATGTGTTACCTGAATAAATAAATGTTGCCTGAATTACATCTCTTTCGTATCCGTTATTATGAGCATAATTACCATTTCTTATTGTAAAACTATTACCTGTGACCGTGTAATCTGTTTGATATCCAGTAGTGCCTGTTGCTCCAGTACTTGGTGTGTTTAACAATATACCATTATATCGAACCTCTAAATTACCTTCAGTTTTATTATATGGTGTTGGCAAATGAAATGTGTTTTCTGTACCAGTAAATCCTAAAGATATATTAACATAAGAAAATGGAAGTGTATAACCACTTGAATTTGCAGGAAAATCAATATATTTTATATAATCATAAACATCATATTCAATACCACGTGCAGTATCAAGAGCAACATCAACTTCTTTTGTGTTTAATACCAGTTTACTATCTTCTTGATAATATTGTGGTGTTGTACTATCAACTCTTGTTGTTGCACCTGTTTGAATCCATGATTTTCTATTGTCAACATTTTGCATTAAATTAAATCCTGCCATACGAAATGCATCCATATAATGTTGACCAGCATCAGTATCACCAGAAACCTGAAAAAAGAAATCGCTGGTTTCTAATGGTGCAACGGGATATCCATCAGTATCATACGGTAATGAATTTGAAGGAAAATCTGCTTTAGTAAATGGTACACTATTAGGATTTATTTTGCCGTCAACAGTATAAACGTATTCAGTAATATTAATAAACGGTTCAGGTATACCAATTAAGAGAAATATCGATTTTAATGCTTCTCTCGTGCCTTTAGATTTCCAGAAATAATTTGTATTGATTAATATTCTTCTCCAGAGTTCAATATCAATTTCTGCTGGCATTAAATCGGTATTTAAATTTCTTTCCGCATCACTGATAGATAAAAGACTTGTAACTAATTCTGCTTCATTTACCAATGAAAAATAATTCCATCCAAATGTTCTTGAAAGATTTTTAATTAATTGATCTGGAACATTGTTAACTTTATCATAAGAAACACGATTAATATTAACCAAAGAATCTATAAATTGTTTCATCTGGTCAAATTCTCTACCGTATATTCTTAAGAGTTTAGTCATTTTACCATCTTCGGTAAGGTCATACTTTTTGATAGAGTCTGGTGTTAAAAATCTGGCAATTAAATCTGTCTTTATTACATCATATTTATTACCAATCGCTAAAATACTACTCAAAAAAGTACGATATTTTGGAGTACTGACATCTATGTTATAATTGTCACTTGTTGTCCATAACATCTGCGTATTCGAATAACTAATAGTTCCATTGTCAAGTAAAATAGGGTCTTTTAATACGAATTTAAATCCGCTTGTATTTCCTGTTATTCTTTCTGAAAGAATATATTTTTCATAATCGCTTAATAATAACCTGAATTCTTCAAAAACAACATTATTTGGTTTAATATGAAAATCAATTGCGCCTGTTGTGCCTGTAATAGTTG